CAGGAAGCAAATACTTATCAACTACTACAGTAACGCCTGAATCTTGTCCTGTTAGTCTTTTTCCTACTAATTGATCAGCGTATAATGAAACTGGAATTCCTAAATGATCTTGATTTAATCTTACAGAATAGTATTCTGAATCATAGTTAATGTTTCCAGGGATCACCATTGATCCCTCTTTAAAGATATGACTTCCGAAAGACTCTATCTGATTTTGTAATATTGATTGAAGCGTCGTTAATTCTCTAGCCTGTACTGGGTATCCTGGCTTGAATAAAACCTTATAAAAATTATTATCCTTATTAAAGTCATCATAATAAGGATTGATATTTAAATTAGTTTTCTGTGGCATTTTTTAGAATTCCAGGATAATTTTAACGTCTTCTTTTTGTCTAGAATTTCTTGTAATCAATGGTCTATTATCTAAGTAGATAATTTCACCTGACCCTTTATTTATCTCAGGATTTGAAAGTCCATTTGTAAATTGACTACCAAGACTAATAATTTTATTTCCAGTTGGGTTTGTAGTAATACCCGTGAAGTTTATATCAATAGATCCAGAAAATCCACCAGAGGTTGTAACTGGATTTGCTGATGACTCAAAATTCAATACTTTAGAACTTGTGGATACGCCAATATAGTCAGTTTGATCTAAGGTAGTTTGATTGAAGTATAAAGACCTATCTCTATAATATTTGAGAACCTTTGTTTCGGAATCATAAGAAGCAACATATCCATGTGCTGAACCACCAGTGACGGACTGACTAATTTTATCGCCAATACTGATCGTACCAGAAACTGTTGAAAACTTTAAAGAGTATAGTGAAGAAAACTGATTCTCTGTAAATACTGAGGTTGATCCAATTGAGGTTGGATTTTTTACAATACCAATTTGAGAAAACTTAGTATCTGTTGGAAAATCTTTGGTAGAATCATCAAATCTTGCATAAATCAAAACTTTATCTGTTCCTAGTTCTTTATATAAATCATATCCATGACCCTTTGATGGGGGAATGATTGGAATCAACTTAGCAAAATTTCCGGTAGCATTGGCGTTGATTGATCCTAAATCAACCATTCCATACGTATAATTTTTTCCCCCAGATGAAACAACAGCGTTCGTTACTTTTCCACTTACAACATCTACAACAACCTTTGCTCCACTTCCATCACCAACAATATTAATTTCCTGTCCAAGACCACCAGAATATCCGGACCCTTGATTATCAATATAAACTTTTTTAATTTGATTATTATTTACTGTTGAATCTCCGTTTTCTCTTACTGCTTGTATTTGAGAGTCGGTAGATGTTGACCAGTTATTTGGTACTGAAATATATTCGGTAGAATCAAATTTAATAATGTCACTAGGAGAAACTGTAAAGAGATACTTCCAAATATATCCATCTCCACTTTCGCCTGCTCTAGAAGGTTCTAGATCCGTGAAAAGTGGTTCATCTTGTGAAGCATTCCCTGTAGTGCTAATTCCAGATGAACCGTTATCAATACAAATATAAACATTATAATTACTATTCATTACATAGTAATTCGCATCATATAATCTAGAAGATTGAGTTATAGGTGAAGGAGAAGTTACACTATAATCGTGGCGATACATTTCGTATCTAGTTCCTTGTGTCCAATCAACTCTTCTAATTAATCTTCTTACATTCAAAGACGTAATCTTTTTACCAAAGATCATCGTGTCAGAAACATGACTGATATTGTTAAAATTATCAACAGGATTGGGTGTATTTGTATTCCAATCAGCAGTTCTTCCAAATCCAACTTGAGTGGGGTTTGACAATCCCAAAAATACATAATAAGAATTTGATGAGTTGTCAATACTCTCTACAAAATTATTCGCATTTAAAATTCTAAATTGATCTGTTACAATAGCAGACATATTATTAGCTTTTTCCTATATTTATACTACCCAAGATCCTTTCTCAGAGCGCCACTATCTCTTAATCCATAATCTCTTCTCTGAATTGATGGGAATGTAGATAGTCCAGCATCAATTGTAAATCCAGTTACACCAAGAGATATTGGATTATTTGACCTGGTAAATCCAGATAATCTTCCCCATGAGAATCTACCTAGTGGTTGACTAGTTGATCCAGTGGTATTAATTCCAATAATATTAGATGCTGAATGAACATTTGCGATTATTTCAGAATTTGATCCACTGGAAGTAATAGAGTGAACATAGTAGATATTATCTAAGAATGTTGTTCCAACTCCTACAACATCAGAATTGCTTCCATCTATAGAAGTTACTCCAGATCCAACAGAAGTGTTGAAAATGTAAATTGGATAACCAGTTGAAAGTCCAACAAAAGATGTAGCATTAAGATTAAACTTAAGTGCCAGTGGATTGCCAGAAGTTCCTGAAGTAGTACTAATCCCTGTGATAATTCCAGCAAATCCTTCTACTGTGGTAATAGTATTAATATCTTCTTTTGAGAATGTTGGTAATGGGGCAAGAACCTGAGGTGGATTATTTTGCGAATAACCAAACCCTTGATTTACAATCGTAGTTGAAGTTACTTGACCATTTGTTATCACTGCAGTCGCTGTTGCGGTTGTACCAACACCAACACCAACCGCTGGTGGTGCAGAAATTGAAACTGTGATTGCCGAACCAACATAACCACTTCCAGCACTAACAATGCTTAGAGACTGAATAGTTCCACCTGCTGAAACTACAGCAGTTAGACCAGCAGCAACTGGAGATGCTCCGGTAACAATCAATCCACCAACACTAGAAATAACAAGAGCAGAATTATTTTCCTCATAATTGAAGAATTGTGCGTCATCAACAAACAATTCTGTAGCACTTGATGAGAAATTCTTGATTATTCTGGCAGTTGGATAAACTAAAGACTCAATTGAATCTCTAGATTTATAAACATAATCTCCATTAATATATCTGTCAACTTTTTGTTTAGTCCAACTTAAAGGTTTAAAGTTGGTTTGATCAATACCTTGATCAACATAGAGATTTGTTTCGATTTTATCAGACGATGATATATTGTAAATTGTTCTTAAATTCTGATCAATTGTTTGTGGATAGTTATTGTTTTTGAATACTTGTACAGCGTCTCCAACCTTAATAGATTCATTAATAGAAACAGAAACACTATCAGTTCCAGTAGTTCCTTTATAGAAGAAGATTGAAATGTTATCCTCTGGTTCAGGTGCAACCATAAATGAGAATGAAGTACCACCTTCAAATGTATAAGATTCTCCTGGAGTTTGTAATACACCATTTACGAATATTAGTAATAAAGAGTTCAGATCTATTAGAGAAGAATCTGGATCGTTGGTATTAACTTCAAAACTTAAAAGTTGACCATTATAATTTAATGGGAATCTTACACGACTTCCATCTTGTAAACTTGAAATAGAATCAATATAGTCAAACTCACCAAAATCCCAAGATGATAATCTATCAGTGTATACATCCAATACAGTCAGTTTAAAATCACTAATTGGTGATGCTAATCTTCTATCAGTAACTAATCCAACAGGAGTGAATACGTCCCCAACTTTGAATCCATATCCAGATCGAGCAATTTTGAATGAGGTTACTTCAAATAATGTTGATCCTATGCCTGTAGTAGAACTTGCACCAACATCAACAGTTATTAATAATCCAGAACCACTATCTGTTGTAGATCCAGTTCCAAGTCTTGAAACTCCTCTAATTTCAAGATTTTCATAAGAAGGTTGGGGGATTTGAATTGTTGGGTTTGTATAACCAGTTCCAGCATTTACAATTGTGAATGCTAATGTTCCTCCCAAACCGACTGTCGCTGTGATAGAAGCGGCAGTTCCAATATGTCCACTTTCAGTAATTCCAATAGAAATGGTTCCACGATATCCAGATCCAGAAATATCAGTTGTTCCTAAACCAACAGATACAATTGTACCTCCAGCACCTACAACAGCAGTCACAGACGCTCCTACCAGAGGAGCAATACCAAGTCCACCACTTGAACCAAGAGAAACAATCACACCACCACGAGGTAGTTGATTTTGGTTCACATCAAATTCACTTTTTATGATTGATCCGTTAGAAGATGTGATACCAGTAAAGACAACACTAGATACTCCAACATTTTCAATAAAGGAGTAATTGTTTCCTGTATTATTTGCTGTTGATGGTTTTTGGAAAA